TTCTTTTCCTTGTCCAATTTCTTCAGGACATCGGCAATCAGATCGGCAGCTTTTTCACCGATGGGAACGTCTTTCGGGATATCCCCGGCCTGTTTCCATTGGACGTTTCCGTTCTCCTGCTTGAACTCCAAAGCCTTGTGTTCGTCTTCGGAAAACGAGAGGTCTTCCCGGAGCTTGCGGACGATCTTCAGTGTCGTGAAATCGCCCTCCTTCGGCATGATGTTCAACAAAATCAATCTGTCAAAAACCTTTAATTCCATTGTTCCCCTTCCTTTCTTGGTTAAATTGTTACTTTTTCATTTTCCCGTCCGGCGTGATTTCCCGCTTCCCGAAGGGGGTTTTAATTGTAATCTTGCCCTTTACACCGGACAGTAATCCTCCTGCGAAATTAGCCTTTTCGGGTTCCCTTTTGCCGTCTTTGTCTTTCTTGGTAAACTTAAATTTGAGTCCCATGTCGCCCTCCAAGAATGGGGAGTTTTAAGGCACTCCCCAAGCCTGTTTTTATTAACTCCAACCATCGGCAGCAATAAGATATTTGACACCGCCATCAATCTGAACCTTAATCTTGACGGGATTTGCTCCCACCGCACCAGCGCCAGCCGCAGATACAAAACTTGTTGAATTGTCATCAATGTCAAGTAGATAAGTGGTCGTTCCATCATTTGTAAACTGCAACATCGAGGTGCAAGTTCCATCGGTTTCTATACTGGCAAGATTGGTTGCCGTAGATGCTGATTGATTGAAAACCTTCAGAACGGCATCGGTAGTAATTACTGTCCCTGCATTTACAATGTAAGCTACGAAGCAATCGCCGACCACTGTTCCGGCGGTACCATCTCCTGAAATCATTGCCTGAAATGCAAGTACCCTGTCAGCCGTTCTTGCACCCGTGCCTAAAGTTGTAAGTGCCGACATTGCCATCAACTCACCGCTTGATGTCTTAGTTCCGCTAACGATTAACTCGGTTTGCATAACATAGGCATCCTGACATTCCTTATCCGTGGTGATTGTCCAATCACAACCTTTCAATCTAATGTTAGGCATGTCTGTGGTATCGTGAGTGATCTGCTGATAAACCCCATTTAATGTACCGGTTGTTGGAGCCGTCCCGATGATATTGAGATTTATCTGTAAAGGATCAAGATTCTGATCGGCGGCGGTGGCCATCGTGACATCAAGTTCGGTTACTCTATTGCCGCAAGCGAACGCATAATTTGTCCGCGTCGCATCAGGGACAAACACCGGAAGCGACCGGAATCCTGTGACGCTGTTGGAAGTGACCAGACCGCCAAAAAACGCAGTTCCCGCAACGCCCAATCCGCCAGCCGTTCTCAACGATCCGGTGGTGGTACTGGATGATGTAGTCGTACCCGCAACCGCAAGCTGAGTAGCCGTTCCGACCAACAGAAGGTCATCCGCAGCCGCATCCCATTTGAGGTAATTCCCGGTAGTAGCACCGTAAGCATAGAAATGGGTCGCCTTGGTATCCGCGCCGAGTTGTAGACCGCCGCCGGTATCAAGATTCTGATCCCACAGGAAATTACAACCCACCGTGTCACCGTAGAACGTGACATCGTAACCGGCATCGGAAACGCCAACCGTCAAAGTGCTGCCAAGGTATGTCGCACCAGCCACACCCAATCCGCCGTCGGTATGGATTGAACCAGTAACCGTGCTGGAAGATGCCGTGGTATCGTCAATCGAAAGCACACCGTCGCAAGTTACCGCACCCACGAGGCGGGAGGTAGTCCCGACCCAGAGAGCACCAGCGATTCCGACACCGCCAGCGGTATGAATCGAACCCGTAGTTGCGCTTGAAGCCGCCGTCACATCATCCACATCCAACTGGACACCCGCAGAAATTACAAGAGCTGCATCACCTACGTTGAAATCGACATACGCAGTGTTGACCCCAAGGTAAACACGTACATCGATATCCTTGGTGCCGTTGCCGATACTAATTGATCCGGTGTCGTCCACTGCGGGAAGAATTTCCAACTTTGCAGTATCCCACCTTGCGGAAACATCACCCAACGCGGCATCACCAAACATGAGATACTGGTTGTCGCCAATCTGCAAATCTTCAAGGTCAAGGGTAAGGTCGCCGTCAATCGAAACATCCAACCCGACCATCGTTAGCGTTCCTGCACCAGCATCCAAAATGAACGACTTGGAGCTTGCAGCGTACCACTGGAAATCGACATCCTGAGAGGTTCCACCAACCTTTACCGCAGCGGTCCCGATGGTGAAGACATCGCCCGTTACGCTCTGGCCTACGGTATCCTCATAGAACACGAGATTCCCGCTGACCCATTCGCTTCTGATTAAAGTTACACTCATTTTCTTTTCCTCCTCCGTACCCCGAAGGGTTTAAGCCGGAGCGGTTCCCCGGATTTAAGGGCAGGGCAGATTATTAGTCTACCCCGCCCATGTTTAGTTACGCAGCCAGAACCGTGTCAGACCTTTCACCCGGATAGCGATACTCAATAATCGCAAATCCACTGACGGTTCCCGTACCGGTAGTATGCGTGAACTTGCAGGTCAACCAGTCGTGGTCAAGAGCTGTGTTCATGTCAGCTGGATCAACTTCAACAACCAGCATGAAATTGCTGTAAGTCCCAAAGGTCAGGGCCAGCGTTTCAGCGCTCGTCTTTGCCGCAAGGACATCGCATGAAGTCGTAGAGCCAGCCGTAGCCGTACCCAGAGCCGCCCCACCAAAGGCATAAAGGAAACGCATCGCCGTAGTACAGGCTGCATCGGTAAGACCGCTGTTGACGGTCAGAGTAGAGTCTGCAGTCCCAAGGGTGTTCAGGATGAACATATACGTCACCTTCAGGACATCCTTCATGTAAATGGAATCCGTGTAAACGGTGCCGGCAATGTTAATCTCCTTAGCCACCGGAACGATTTTGTATTTTTCTGAAAACATTTCACTACCTCCTTATTTGATGGGGAGGGGTTGCCTCCCCAATTATGTCAATGATTACGGCACTATGAGGCCGCCAGGATCACAAACGGCCCTTGCGTAGCTGTTGCCCCACCCTTGTAGGGGGTCAGCACCTTGTTTCTGATCGGCGCGCCGTCGAACCGATAGACCCATCTGAAGGTCATCTCATCATAGACGAACCGAACATGAATCGAAGCCGCAGACTCAATTCCGCCCTTGGTCAGTAACAGGTATTCGTCCAGATCCGCGAGGATGATATCCCCAGGGGTCCCCGGAGCCTGGCACTGCTCAATCGGGATAATGGGTTTCCCTAACAGGGTCATATAGGGAGAACCGGTAGCTCCACCTGGGGGTAAAAACACCGGGGTTGAAGCAGTCCCACCCACAATCGTCATTAACATGATGTGGGGCAGAAGAGCTCTGTTAATGAACCACACCGCACTTGGATCGCTGGACGAAAGCAGTCTCGCGTACATTCTTGCGATATTCTCGTACAGAATCTTGTTGACGGCAGTAGATCTGTTCTGGCCGGTTTCGATAGCCTGAGTTACCGTGCAAGCCGCAGGGATAATTCCTGAAGCATGACCGGACCCGACACCGTTCACGATCTCGTCGTCGATTTTGAACCCGAACTCAGCCGGGAACCACTTATTGACCAGAGCCGTCAGCTTGGAAGCATCTCTCAGAAGGTCGTTTGTGGCGTACATGATTCCCATACAATCCTTGAGTTTCCAGTTTCCCTCGCGGAATTTGGGCTTAGAAGCTGCTACCGTATCCGCTTCGGCCTTCATATAGACCTGAATCCCACCAAAACGGGAACCCGTAGCCCTGCTGGTCTCGTCAATCAACTGAAGTTCAAGACCATTACTGTCTCCCGAACACGGAACCTCAAAGCATCTCTGTGAGAGAAGCCCGGTTGCAACCGCTCCCTGGTTTAACAGGCCGCCCTTGTCCGTTTCCACAAGGAACCCGCCCTCGGAAGGAACCAGTTCATTAGCGCCGGAGGCTGCATCGGCCCGGACCTGTCCAAGTCTTGCAATCGCCTCTCCCCGTCTCGAATCACCCAAGTTGGGATTGACCGCCGCAGCTACATCAAGCAACTGGGCTCCGATGTTGGCATAAACGGCCTTCTTTTTATCACCCATGCCCCCGCCCGGAGCCTGCATCTTGGCAACAGCGGCCTCGATGGATTCGAGCTGGGTCTTCATGGTGGCATATTTCGCTACGTCTTCGGCTATCTTCATAACCTCTGCCTTCAGGAGAGGGTCTTCATGGCCCTTAGCCTCGATCTCTTTCAGGCGCGTCTCATTTGACGCCATAAAGGTCGCCAGGGCCTTACCCTGATCCTCAATAAGTTTCTTAATCTCGTCTGACATTTTAGTTACCTCCAAATAATTTTAAATTGTTTTTGAGGGCCGCAATAAGCTCAGAATTATCTTGCGGCGGTACGATGGGAACTACCGGTTCTTCTATGGCTTCCACCTTCCTGCATCCTGCAAGAATAGCTTTCGCCTTTTTATTGGAAACTCCTCCATCCCGGAGTAGTCGTTCAATCTCTCTTTCAGTTGGTTCTTTGTCGCTCTTGAATTCTTCGGGAAGATTCGAGAAAATAGATAGGTCAAATTCGGCCTTGATGGGCTTGCCGTCCAAAATGGTATGAATGAATCCATTTTCTTTCATTTCTTTTGCATTCCACCAAGTTTCTCCCTTCGCCATCATTTCCTTCCACTCACGTTTTCCGATGTGGGTGTTTGCGGAGTAGATATCAACCATGTTGTCGGTGATTTTCCCAAGGACATCGGCCATTTCCCGAACCTCATGTTGATTGCCCGCCATCACCGCCCAGGGTTCATGGATCATGGTCATTGAGGATTTGTATGCCTGCCTTTCTTTGCCAGCCAGCATGAGAATAGATGCCGCCGATGCCGCGAGAGCTTCGTTTCTGGTGACAATTTTTGACTTATGCGAGGACAACACATTGAAAATACTCAGGCTGTCAAAAATGTCGCCGCCCGGAGACGAGATTCTAACAAGGATCTCTTTGGTTGTGATTCCGGCCAAGGCCCTAACTAATTCGCTTGTATCGTTCCACGGAAAGCCGATGATGTCGTAGATCATTACCTCTGTCTGGTCTTCCGAAAGCGATTTGATCTCGTACCAGTCTCGCTTATCTAAGGGCTTCCCCCAATAAGCAGAGATCGCATGGGCGTTTTTTTCGTTTCTGTATGACAATGGATTCATTGCTATTTGCCTCCTTGACCAGCGGCCTTGCCGGGATCGTCTGTGGTGTCCTGCTTTACGGTGCTCGTCCTTGTTTCGTATATTTCCCCACCGCTATAGGGATTCATCTCCATTAGTTCGCGGGCTTCGTTTGGGTTAATTATGCAAGCATTAACGGCCACCTGAAACCCTTCCATCCGCGTCGCAAAATCACCCCGCAGAAGGGCATCAACCGAGAATTTCGCGTAATACCTCTTGCGTTCTTCGGGGGTAAGCAGGTCGCGCCGGATAACTCTTTCATAATTGACAACATCGGGGGTTACGCCATAGACGACGTATGAAATGGCGAACTGTTCCGAGCTGGCGTAAGTAGGCGCCTTATCCCCGCCCTGCACTAATTGGAGCGGCACCCGATAAAGTCCACAAATCTGCGCCTCCCCCAACTTCATCAATTCGAGATATTGAGCATCCACGAGTTTGATGGTCGGGAACTGAATCTTCATCCCCTCATCCAAGAGCATCAAATCTTGAGCGTTATTTAATCCGGCGTATTTCTCTTTTAAGGCTGCTCTGATATTCGCATGGTTCGGGGCGCTAAGAGTTAAGGGGTGTTCGACAATGGCTCCGGGGTGCATCCCTTTTCCGAAATAATTAGAAAGAAATCTTGTGCTCGACATCCCCAATCCAACGGTTTCGCGGGCGTATTCAATTGGGTTGACGCCATTGATTCCATCTAACGTAAGACCCCTAAAATGGACGATCTTGGATTGCGGGTATTGTGTAGTTTCTCCGCTTTTCAAACGGATATGGTAGGTTAGCGAGTAGTCTGGATTCTGTTCTATTTTTACGATTGCAAGGGGCTGGATGGGGATGATTTCTTGTACCGGCCTCCCCTCAAGCCCCATCTTGTAGCAAAGCATCTGCCCTTGTAGGCAGATATGGGCTTCGACCATTCCCCAGAATTCAGAAGCCGTCTGCCATGAGTTTGGTTGATCGTGGAGTTTTTCGTAGAGGTAGAAGTCCTCGGCCCTGTTCCGCATCTTCCCGTCTTTTTCCATGATATGACAGGGAAGCTGGGAGATCGTAGCTACTCTGACCCGAACACAATTCTGAACCGTAATGAGTCTCATGGCAGAATCGGAAGTCATCGGCATATCCGCGCCATAAAAAAACCCACCAGGGAAATACGACCTGTCATCGAGGGGGCCGTAAGTAGGAGCAGACGCTTGTGGTCTGATAACTTTAGACAGGAAGCCCATTACTTGCCTCCGAAGAGATAGCCGTAGAGACCGACTGACAAAAGAATGCCGCCGCAGACTGAAAATGCGACGGTGGGGGAGAAGATATTAAGACCGTACCAGAGCATAGAGAGACCACCAAAGAAAAGGATGTCTCTACGATCCCAGCAATTCCAGCCCCGCACAAACACGAAAATCAGGGACGCCCTCAGTTCCCCTACCATTGAAGCTATCGAACTTAGTGCCGATTTCAGGGCCATTTACTACATTACCAAACTTCTTCTCCGTGTTTGAAAATAGCGGCTTGCGCTTTTGGGGGGATTATGGCATAGAGAAGGGGCCAATGGTTGAACATAGTGGACAGTTTGGACGGTTTCAGCTATCCATTGTGGAAACCATTGCATCCTCGACGGATTCTTTTTTAATCCGAAGGGTGTGTCCCGCAATTCTTACGGCCTCAAGGCGTCCATCAGCGATCATATTATAAATGGTTGTTCTGCATACGCTGAGATATCTGCGCACCTCGTCCGGCCTGAGCAATTCTTTATTCGGTAGTTGGTTCATGTTCTCCTCTCTAAATGCTTAAACTCGCAAGGGTCTCCTCGTAGGTCATGCCTTCACGGGCTGAAACTGCGGGAACACCCTTCAGATCCCTGCTTTTCAACCCAACCGCCATAGCCAGAGCCACCGCCCCGTCGATTCGGAAGCGTGTTGCAGACTTGTCTAATTTTCTCGACCCTGCCGCATCGCTAACGGCCATCGCGTTGGAAATATTCCAAGTAAGGCATGGCTGCCCGTCATGGACAAGTCTTCTATCAAGGACAGATACTTCCAGGGCTTCTACCGCCTGCGTCATAGAAGCATATCCCTGCCCCCATGGAACCAACCGGATCGCCCCGGCCCTTGCCTGATCCTTCCCGTCAACGTAACAATCAAGCCCTATCGCAGCCATTGCATTCAGCAAATCATCAATCCTCCATCTATCAAAGGCCATGCCGACAATAGAATAGGTCTTGTGTATCTCCGCAAGCTCCTGTGCAATAAAGGAATATTGAATCGCCCTGCCTGGCGTCGTCTTAATAAATCCCTGTTTCTCCCAGACAGGATATGGCACCCTGTCTCTCTTCTCATGGTCAAGTAAAGATTCTTTCGGCTTCCAGAACCATGACTTCACTCTGTCTTGATCTCCGTTCGAGACTCCTATCAGGGCCGTCAAGTCCGTTTTCCCGGAAAGATCAAGGCCGAGGTAGATTTCAGAACCGGGTTCGATGGAAGCATCGCCTTTACAGCCTTCCCATTCTTGTCTTGGTAGAAAAGGAGAGATTGCCGATGTCCTTTGGTTGCAATACAGATTTCTAAATGATGCCTCGAAGGACGGCATTCTTCGGGCGCGAGCCGCCGCCGTCTTCATTTCAGATAAAGAACGAAAATCTCCGAGGGCCGGATTCGCCAACTTCCAGAGCTTTTCGTCAGTGAAGATATTCTCCGCATCATCCGGGACGGCATAAAGATGACAAACCGTTGAGGAGTCGCGGCCAGACAGACCATCATCAATGAGTTGGCTTAAAATATGTTGGGGATCGTTACTTTGGGTACTGATTACAAAATACAGCGGTTCCTCGCGGGCTGCCATTGAAGTATCTAAAGCATCGTAGAGATCCCTGTTTTTTGCCTGAGCTAACTCATCAAAAATGCAGACGGTGGGGTTCTTTCCATATTGAGGCCCAGCTTCGGCGGCAATCGCCCTGTAAACCGATCCATTAGAAAAACAGACCATCGTTTTGGTGCTTTCAACGATCTTAATATAAGAAGCAAGTTCCTGATCAGCCCTTACAATCTGAGAGGCGTACTTGAAAACAAGGGCGGCCTGATCTCTTGTGTTGGCGGCTGAATAGATTTCCCCATTTGTAACCGACTCGGGACCGACAAGATGAGTCAATGCAAGGGTGGCAATTTCTACAGATTTTCCGTTTTTTCTGGCTACGGAAAGGATCGCCCTGCGGACAATGCGCTTCCCGTTTTTATCAACAGGAGTATAGACATCGCGGATGAATTTCTTCTGGAAGGGTCTCAATTTGAACGGCTCACCCGCACCTTTCCCTGAAGGGACAACGAGCTTTTCAATGAAGGAGATTATTTTCTTTACGCGCTCGGTATCTTTCATTTCTTCGCCCAGGGATGATTAGAATCGAGAGGAAAGCCGTCAACCCCACACGCCTGAGAATACCCATAATTCTCCTCAATTCTCTTGATTCCACTATGACACGAGGCACAAATTCCCTGCAAGTTCTCCCGGTCATAGAATAGCTTCAGATCATTCTTGTGGGGAATGCAATGATCGATCACTGTCGAAGGCGTCTCCTTATTTGACTTCAAGCACAATCTGCATAAAGGTTCTTCGTTTAAGACGATATCGCGGATTTTACGCCATCGGCGGCTGTCATATAATTTGTTGTGGGGCTCTTTGTCGTAGAGGCGGGTCATTCCTTCTTTTCCTTCAACACTGAAAATTCATGGCCGCATTTTGGACAGATGATGATGCCTGGTTTTTCGGGATCTGCGGCGGGAGCTTCGGGCGAAGGCGTAGTCCATGCCTTCGGGATATCGACACCCCACTCAGCCAAGGGTAAATCAGACCATAGATTAGCAAGATCATCTGACCATGCGCCGAATTGAGAATTATCCTTGATTTGGAATTCCCGCTTCTGCTCCGGAGTAAGGCCCTTGACAATCTTCGCAACACACTCTCTTGCGCCAATCTTGCGGAGGGCTAAGATCCTCATGTTTCCTCCGATGCAAACCATTGCCTCATCAACCACGATCTCCCTCATCTGCATCATCTCCGGGAATTCAGTCAATGATTTAACGAGGCGGTCCATGTCGGTATTGGAAATAGTTCGGGGATTATTGGGATTCAATTTTATGGCTGATAATTTGACCGTTTTTGTCTCAATTTCCATTTTTGACAATCCTCATAAACTTAATAGCTTAGTTGGCTTCGCTCGGCCATGCCAGTACAACCTATTTCTTCCCGCCCTGAATTCCCACGAGACCAGAGAATTTAGATGGTGCACCCTTCGCCCGATCAATCCCTAATCTGGCCCTCGCACTCTCTCCCATCCCCAGAAGATCCCCGAACTTCACCATATCCGCAGCGGCCTTATTTGAGATTCCAATGAGCGGCTGCTGAATCCAGTTTCCCGAAATCGTCTTTTGAACGAGAGCGGCAATCTCCCCCCCCCTCTCTCTCAACTTTGCCAATTCCTCTTCTGCATGAAGCCACCTACTCCATGCCGTACAGTAGGAAGCCAGCAATGCCCTGTCCAAACCAGCAAGGATTCCAAGGGCAACCAGACCGGGGCCGACACGATTCCACTCATCTAAGGCATAGGCATCGAGGGCGGAAGGCGGGTCCGGCAGCTCGGCGGGGGGAATTGGCTCATTTTTGGGCAATTTCCTCTTGCCCGGATTACCTTCTTTCATTTTTAAGATTACTGACTTCGGCCTCATTCGACCCCCTATCGTTTTACTGCGGCGTCGCGCGTATGAT